CCAATGAAGAAGAACTTTTGCCAATGATTGAGAAGTTCAAGAGTCGGTTTCAGGGCGCCAAAGTTCATTATATAGAAACGATTGATGAAACTACTAACATTTCACTATTGGATAATTCGGGAAATGTGATTATGCCGCATACCATTTTCAAGGAACCTGAAGAACTGGCGCAATTTATCGAAGTAAATGGAAAAAGTCATTTTAAATTTCTAAGCGTGGTCGAATGTTCTATATTTATTATGTATGTTTGCCGCAATGTATTTAAAAATATAGGTATGATTGCTGAATATTTTAAAAGTGTTGACCAAATTAATACACAATCCATTCGCAATTATTATTATTATATTATTAAAAAAATAAAGAAAGACGAACTTGACTTTATTATACAATCTTACTCTAGTTTCCGAGAGTTAAAATCGTCTGATGTGGGAATTGATATTACTACTAAAAATAGTTATACATTGACATATGGACCGACTATCTTTCTATGTAAAAATATACAAGTATGGGTTGATTATTTTATAGAAAATAGCGGTATTCACTTTTCAATATACGACCAACTTGAAAAATCAATCGCGTTTAATAATGATTTATTTGATAAAATTTCAAAAAAAAGAATGATGATTGAAGATAGAACTGCCAAGGACCAAGACAATGAAAATAAAATGAAGGACCAACGCTTTGACCCAGAAACAAAGCGACTTATTAGCGAGATTGAGACATTGGAGCGCGCATTCAAACCACTTAAACTCAATAATATTGACATACCAAATACCCGCGAACATTTTATGCGTTGGACTAATAAAAAATACGAGGATTCAAACGCGTTTACTAGTAATATAGACTCTGAATATGTTAAACGAATCATGAGTTTAACGATTGATACTAAGCATAAAATTCTATTGCTAATGGGAATTGGAATATTTAATCCCGAAGAAAAAATGGGTGACTATAATGATATTATGAAAGAATTGGCGGAACAGAAATATTTGATGTGTATTATCGCAAGTAGCGATTACATTTATGGCACAAATTATCAGTTTTGCCACGCATATTTGACCGAAGATATGACCGAGTTTATGACACAAGAAAAAATTATTCAAGCAATCGGGCGCGTTGGACGGCGTGACAAAAATAAAAAGTTTACATTTAGATTTAAAAATGACAAAATGGTAAATAAACTATTTATTAAAAATAATACTGTTGAAAGTGATAATATGAATAGGTTGTTCTTTTAAATAAAAGTGTAATTCAATATAATCTTATTTTTTATTTATATTGATAGTTAAAAAGGTATAAAAATAATTTAAACAATCATTTATACAATACTTATAATGGATATTGATAAATATATAACTATTAATTATATTAATTATTCGGGAATACTTATTATGGAAATAATAATAAATCATGCATCCCCTACTCAATTACAATGGAATTTCGCTAAAGAGGACTTAAAGGCAAATTTAGTTAATATTACAGAATCCAATAAAAAGTTTGGGTTTATTTTTGATATAACGAAGGTTGGTTTTATATCTATGACTTATATTAAAGAATTTATTAAAATTCTTGAAGATAATGCAGAAATACTCGAAGCAAAACTATATGGCACGTCCGCTATTGCTGAAGGAGTTATTATCAAGTATATTTTTGATTTAATTAATATGTTTTATAAAACAAAAAAACCACTTAAAATAGTAAATACTAAAGAGAATGCGCTATTATTTATTAAAGAATGTAATAAAGATTAAATATCCATAATTCCCGCCATATATGCGAGCGGATCATATGCCGGGGTAAAATATTCAAGTTGTTCAATTGTAGCAAATACGGCAGGCGCCGATTCGCGCGTCAAACATCCGAGCGTTTGTTTTGCGACCTTGTCCGTTGGTCCAAACCCAAATACACCTGGCAAATATTCTCCGCCCATACAATTCGCGCACATAATCGGGATTGCCGCGGACTCGTAATACTCGGGCGCGAGATTATTTGATTTTGCCAATATGATATAATCATTTAATTTGTTCAGACCGCGCTCATAATTTTCGTCCTTTACAAATGTTGGAAATAGTTGTATGTCAATAATGCTATTGCCTTCATTTACTCGCAATCCATATTGAGGCGGCGGTCTTGATACAACGAACATTCCAGTAGATGACAGCATATATTGATATATTTTTGGGTGGGTCATTTCATAAAATGGACTAAACGGATTAACCTTTTTTGGATTGGGGAATAATACATATCGCGTAATATCAATTGACATATTACGCACGGTGGCATTGGCAATTTTTGCTTTTTCAATAAATTCATTCCATACTCCTGGGATTTTAATTAATTTACCTGGTTCGTCGGTTTGCTGTTGGTTGACCCCTGCGCCAAGCGTGCCGTCTTCATTTGCGCCGACTGTGATGACGCGCGCATTCTCGACGAATTTTACTGAGTTTAGCGTGATCGATGAGCAAGGACCGCAATTAATAAATGTTTTGATTGGATAAGGAATTATTGAACCATCTGGTATAAACATAATGACTCCCTTTGGCGTTTTGAATGGTTTGTTGAATTCAGCGCCTTTAAAACAGTCAAACAATTCGACGAGATGCGCTAGACGCTCAACAGGCGAGTGTGAACCGGCTGAAACTAGAACTGTTACATAACCTGCCGTATTATATACGCCATAACGCAACATTGCCAAATCATCGTGTTCTTCTAGCGGGTCAGTTGTAACAAGCGTATCTCCTTCTGAGGCAAGGACCAGTTCTTCATCAAGGAATGCTTTAAGATATAATTTATATTGGTCAATTTTTGGATTTTTTGGGACGATGTAATATTTGGCGACGGCATCATTGAAAACTTGTTCGGGGGTTCGGGAATCCATCTTGTTGTATCTCTTTTTGTTAGTTATATGCCATTCAATTTTATTTTATATATTTTATTTTTTTTAAAATATACCATAATATTGGTATAAATGCTCCAAAAAAACACCACATAGTACCTACATTAGTGGTTTCCCAATAAATATAATGACTAATTAAATATGTAATTAACAATATATAAAATAGTGTAATATTACAATTAGAAGGAATAGATAATACTACATATAAAAAATATACAATATACATATTGTATACAAAATAATGCATATATAAATAATTCCATTTCCATTCTAAATGGTTTGAGCTATTTTTTAACGTGCATATTGTTTTTGTTTGTAAATTATATATTAGCATTATTATTGAGTATATTATCGTTAATGTAATCAGTTGATTTTTATTTGACAAATTATAATTATATAATAATAATAATGCCAATAAAATTGGTTGAGTTGCAATTACGATAATTGATGTAATTGTAGCAATTTTATTAATTATATTACACGTCGTATTGGTCCATAATACAAATTCTATAAATTGAATAAAAATAATGTAAAAAAATAATATTGACAGTATTTTATCTATTTTAGTATTTAATGAATATACTAGGGCACTACCGAGGAAACCTAGGATAAATGTTCCAATACTAACTTCTTTTGAAAAACACATATAATATGAATATAAAAATATTCATATTAATATTTTAATGGAGAGAGTAGAACAGAATGACAGAGTAGAACAGAATGACAGAGTAGAACAGAATGACAGAGTAAAACAATTAAAAAAAATACAATATGAAGCCCTCATTCTCTTCACTAAAAAGAATGTGGACTATGGAGATGCATTCGCAAAATTCGGTCTCATTGGCGTTCTTATGCGGATTGAAGATAAAATACAACGCGCTTTAAGCATTACAAAAAATGGCGTTAATTTAATTAATGACGAAGGTATTAAAGATACTCTTTTGGACCTACATAATTACGCAGCAATGGCGCTCATGCTTCTTGATAATAAAATTGATTAATTAATATATTATATTTTATACTATTAAAAATGTTACCAGAGAGAGTATTGCCCAATAGGGCATTACAACTTATACGCAAATATTCTAAACCATTAACTCGCTCTGATTGGCGAAATATTAAAATAATGCCGCAATCGCTTTATAATAATATTATTCATAACGCTGTGCGAAATAATGCATTGTATAAATTAATTGACTCATATATATATACCTATACTATAGAAGATTTGCCATTTGTATTAAAAAAAGGTCAGTCTTATTTGTATAGGAGAATCAAATATACTATTATAGATATGAAACCTTATTATAATATTATTCTTAAAGATTCATTTGGCAAAACTTATAAAGGCACCACCTATTTATATTATAAAGATAGGTTAACGAACGGGTCTCTGAAAAAAATGGAAGGAGTTTATATATTGCCCAATATATATTTAAATCAAACAAATTATATTCATCTATATTAATATGGCTATTGCACCTCGTATTTTTGGGTTTATCCTTGGAAGTATTTTTCCAATTTTAATCATTTATTATTTAAAAACCTTGGAAACGATCGGGTGTAAATGTGCGTTGACCTTTAAACATGACTATATTTTTATTTTTACGTGTATTGCTCTTTCATTAGGGTTTCTCAATGTATTCTTTAGTGACGTTCGTATGATTAAAATGTTTATGTTAATTATTTCTATTCCGTATGTGATTGCCGCAATTGTAAATTTAGTGTTTACTATACAATATGTAGATGAAATGTCAAAAATAAATTGCGATTGCTCTGAGTCTGTGTTCCGAACAATGATGTATATTTTGGCGATTATCAACGCGTGTGTGTGGGGACTTTCTATATTAATTATGATATACGTATTATCGTTTATCGACAAAGGAAATAAAAATAAATTTTATACATTTTTAAAAAAAATGATTAGTAAATCTAATTAATTATAAACTTTTTCATTAATGCTTTATTAAATATATATACATTAATTTTTCTTTTGTTTTTCAAAATGTGTTTCATATAACGATGGACGCCATCTATTATATTATAATTAGAATCAATTATAATAGGATACTTCATATCGGCGCGTTCAATACGTGAAACCTCGTATTTATATTTGCTGGGGGTTTCTATTACATCAATTGGTTTAACATTATTTTCTAGACTATCCCAAATTAAATTAAACGATAAGTCTTTTACATTTAGTTTAATTTTAGGTGGACTATGTTCATTTATATACTCAATCATTTTGTCTACTGAATATTTGTATTTGTCGTCCGAAAAATAACCGTGTTTATACATATAATTTATACATAGATATTAACTATCCATTTTAACTATATCCATTATTGGAAAAATGGATGAAATAATTTTAGCGCATTCAATTGCGACTTCGCGATGTTCTTTTTGTGTGCCATTCGCAGACCGTAATTGTATGTAATGTATCCATGACCTCAGTGTGCCGTTCATGTATAGACGAGATATGGTCATACCTTCCGGAAGAACCGAACGGGCTTGTTCCTTTGCGATGCCTTTTGATAGCGCCCATTCATATGCTTGTTTTGAATGTTCGGCAAGTTCGTTTTGTTTTTGTGACCATTCCATTTCTAGTTCGGGATTATTGGCCTCAATACTATTTTGTCTATTTTTATTGTCCTGTAGTCTTGCCTCTCTTGTTTCGAACCCAAGTGAGGCAACGGCATATCTTTGTGAAAATTCTTGAAAGGAAAAAGAACGATGGCGTAAAATCTGACGGGCGATATCTCGCGTAGTTTCTATTTCTAGGCAAATGGAAACCATCTCAAAGGGGGACCAATGCTGATTCTTCATAAGATACTTTAATAGGCGATCATTGGTTTCAGTATTTGATTGGTTTGAGGGATTAGATACACGCGCGCAATATGCAATCATATCTTGAAGAGATGTCTTGTCGGCAGATTGCGAATAAGATATGAGTTT